TTCCAAACCTGAGGGTCTGAATTCTTAGGATCATCAATGTCAAAAATAGGATTCTTGCCTGTTAAATCGTAAATTTCTTTGGCAGTTTTTGCATCCATATCATTTATGCAGGTACTTTTTTAAATTCTACATCATAAGTTGTCCAATCACCATTTGTACCTGTTTCTTTTGCATGCGTGCAAGTTCCCGCATATGCAACTGACCTTAAAGTAGCTGCCATATCTGCTCCAGTTAAAGTCTCAGGTTCGGGAGCTGACCCAAAACCAATAATGTGTAATCCAATAGTTTCCGCATTTTTCATTATTCTCACAGCAACGACTGCTGGCGGATCGCTATTGTCTCTGAGTTCTTTTGACTCAGTCCCCGCATCTACATCATAAGTACCTAAAATTGTAGTCGTAAATCCAGTAGCGGGTGTTGTAAATGAAAAAGTTGCAATACCAAATATATATGCCATCTATACCTCCTATGTAAATTTAATTGCTGCTACGGTTACGCTCGTAGGTGTTGCCGTTGCTCCAGTTGCTTCTGTTGGTGTTGCTCCCATAATTGCCGCTGATGCAGTACCTGATGCCACTACTATTGATGAAGTACCCGTTGTCGTACTTACAACTTTTAAATGATTGCTTGTATCGAATGAAGCCGTTCCCGCCGTACCTAATTGAGCATTTAATGCCGTTAAAAAGGTAGCCTTAGTTATAATTGCCTGAGCTATGGTGTAATTTTTAGCAACTGTATCTATTGTAAAAGTTAGTACCTTAGTGTCTTCTGACAATGTTAATGCTGCCAATGCTGCATCAGTTGCAATTGCAACGGTTCCCGTTGATGAGCCAACTGATGCTATATAAGTAAGATCTACATAACCCAATGTATCTGTAAATCTTGAAGATATAAACGGTCCACTATCTACACTTCCCGAAGTTGCTGGAACCTGTATTGTTATGTCGTGATAAAATCCTTGATCACAAGCACCAGGAGAATCTATAAGAACTGCATGATTTTTCGTATCCGTATTCTTTATTCTTAACCAAGTCCTTCCATTATTCGTAAAATAATTTCCATCAGCGTTTGCGGCCCCATAAGTTACTTCAAGACCTGCCGAAGTCATCGATTGTACTATAATTTCACTTGCTGCCATTTAAACCTCCTAATATATATCTTCATAAATTAAAGTTGCCGTTACTTCCTGAAGCCAACGGTCATCCGTTAGATGATTTACCTGTGGTATCGTATAATCTATTTTTCTGATTAACCACTCACCGAATTCCTTATAATCTAATTTCTCCTGTATCGTTTTAAGCATTGTCTTTATAATATCCTCGTCTTTAGCTACTATCCAGAATTGAAGTATCCCTTTATACCCAACCTTAAAAACATCGGAAGTAAACTTAACGAATACGAAAGGAATTTCATTAACATGTCCCGTTCCCGTAAGGTCTGCTGGATAAGTCGAACTTATATCATTTAAGATATAATCACCGAGTTCCATCATATCCCCTTAGCAATAGCTTTTGCTACATGATCCTTAATCCATTCCCTGTTCATAATGAAAGCAGGTCTCAACCAAGGCGAAGGACTTTGTCCCTGTGTCCAATGCCAACCAAAATACTTTCCATAAGGTGCAAAATATACCCACGGCGTTTGTCTTCCACCTCCACCTTCTGCATAAATACCCGTTCCATATTCAACATATTTACCATAAGAAAGCCCCGTTCCGACATAAACAGTTTCATTTTCCATATAGACTTGTATGGAAGACCTTAAATCTCCCACATCAACGGGGACTAATCTTTTAGCATCTCCTTGAACCTTATAGCCTGATTGTAAAAGTGCATTCAATGCCCTCAAATGTATCTTTTCACTAAGAGCGTTCATCTGAGATTCTAAAGGCGGTCTCCATTCAGCAGACCAACTCATAAAATCCTCTTCATAAAATCCTCTTCATAAAACAATTCCCCTATATCTATCTAAAATCTTCTGTGCTAATGGCGGTATGAAATCAATAAAGTCTTTAGGTGTTGAAGAAATACCTGCGACGCTGAATGGATTTTTATCCTGAGGTTGAAGACCTAAAGCTCTGATATGTTGGATGATAAGTCCTGAAGCAAAGCCCACATCATCACGAGGATTAGATATAATTCTTCCTACATAGTTATAAATCAAATCTTCTGCAACTTCGTTTAAAGTATCAAATACGGTTTCCGTAATATTTACATTAGGAAACTCTACCTGAAAATTAGCCCAAGTTATATACATTCAGCGCCTCCTGTTATTTCTTTTTAGCCCTGTGAATCATCTTGTCGTTTGGCGGGGAATCGAGAGCTTTTTCTTCTTCAAGAAGTTCAACAAGTCCAGATTTAGAAAGTGCTATTGCCCTCTCGTCTTCAAGTTCTACTTCTTCACCAATTTTATATTCGATATATCTTCCAAGACTTTCCGACATCTCAGCAATAGGCCATAATATTCTAACTTTCATCATTCACCTAATAGATAATTACATAAGCATTAACTACTGTGCCGTTAAGTGGTGAGCTAAGATCCAAAGTATTCTTCTCAATTTCATCACTATCAGCAACGATAGTTCCCCTTGTGGATTCAATTACATCATTTAAAGAACATTGAATTAATTGGTCTTTATGATTTAAGTAAAATGAAAGCCCGAGTTTGTCTCCAAAGCCAATAGCAATTGTATCTCCTGAAGTTGTTCTTGCAGGAACTGTAATACTCGTTACAGTTTTAAAGGCAACGGTTCCAATATAAGTTGTAGCGGTAGTAACGGCAACTGTTTCAGTAATTACCTCTCCAAAAATATTAGTTCCAGCAATGATGACATTTCCGCTTAAACTTCCACCCGCGAGTGAAACCGTTATTGAAGTATTCCTTGCACAGGGAGGAGGCGTAATATCAGCCGTGATTATCTGAACTGCAGTTGTCAAAGTAATTGCAGCGTGAACTGCATCGGTTGAAGCAGTTGCAGCTTGTGTGGCAGTCCAAGTATGAACCGCTATGTGTCCATGATAACATTGAGGCGTTACATAGGGAGAATGAACTTCTTGTATATAAACTTCTAAATCTTTAATAAAGTTTGGCATTTAAACCTCCTAAGGGGGCCGAAGCCCCCATTATTTTTATGCGGTGTGTAGAGTAAGACTTCTGAAAGCATCAGGAAGCACTACACAGCCATCAGTTTCGCCATATACAGCAATAAGTGTCTGGTCTGAAAGAGTCAAAGTATAACCTACCTCAGTTCTCTTGAGTACTTGACCCATCTTGTCAAAAATGTAGAAGTATGCAAGGTCTCCAAAATAACCTACTGGTTCAGAAGTTCCTGAAGTCGTTACTGATGCATGTTCCCAATACCTTCTACCATGCCAAGTTTCTGGTGCAGCATTAGCATTCCAATATTCCTTTCCACCTGTAGCATTAAGACTTGCTAATTGACTCGCAAGAGTCGTTCCGCCGATTACCCAAGTTGCATTAAGTCCTGCCATCCTGTAAGCAGGAGGTAAAAGTCTGAACCAAGCTTCTGTATCAGTTGCATCAAGAGTCGCAATGGTCGCATGTGCAGCAGGAGTTGAAGTCGTAATACTTGCAGTATTAAGTCCTTCCATTTCAGTCGTTCCCGCACCTGTAATAAATTCTGTATATTCAAGAGCAGCAAACGACTTTACTAAGATTGTGGTTATCATATCAAAAACTCTTGCAGGGCTTTCCCTTGCAACTTTATTATCTACGACCATCCATGATTGCATACCCATTGTTGCATAAGTCACGGGTGTATAGGTTGCAGATGACGCTGAAACTGGAGTGCCTCTTGTGGTTACTCTTGCGGCTGTTGCAGCAGTTGCTTCTACGGGAAGCGTACCTTTATCAGAAGGATAAATCGTACAATTCTGTCTTAAAAGCGAATACATATTCAACTTTTCAATAAGAATTGTACCAATTTCTGAGGGTATCAATTCAGAAGCTGCACCTGATGTTGCAGAATCCCACGCCCCAGCAGTCTTTACGTTTTTAAGACCCATAATTTCTCTTAAGAAATAATCATGAACAAAAGGAAGCATATCTTTCCTATCCTTAGTATCTATCCTTCCAAATCCGCCATTAAGTCTTTTTTCCATAGCATCTTGAAACTGTTTAAGTTCCGATTTATCAACATATTTATCCTTATTCTCATCTGATATTCTCTTTACGACAACTTCAGAAACACCCGTAATGAGCTTATCCGTCAATTCTTTCATTTCTAAATCTTTTTTATCTAATTCTTCTTGTGTAGCCATCTTAACCTCCATAGTTAAAACTTTTTAAATCTTTAAAATTTATTTTTATCTACAATAGCCTTGAGCATTTTGATCCATTTAGCTTTCTCTTCTAATGAAGAGTTAATAAGCTTTTGTTCAAGCTCAAGCTTCTCGTATTCTTTTATAATGTCTTCACTGCTTAACGATTTATGATCCCTTACCCATGCCTCAGCTTCCGCTAAAGTCCATTTATCCTTGTCAAAAAGATATCGTTGTATATGAGTTGGTCCATCAGGGTCTGATTTATATTTACCAATAGTTGCTTTAATTCCTTTTTCTGCTGAAATAGTTATCGTTCTGAAAGAATCATCTACAAATTTATCAGGATCTTCAACTCGTATTATTATGTATTTATCGCCTATTTCTGGTTCAGGTTTAGTAATAAAACTCTTAATAAATCCATAATAACTATCACCTTGTATTGTTTGTGGATTTGCGGGTACAGTAACCTGAGAAACCTCAAGTAATTCTACATCGGTATAAACTCTCTTTACTTCGTCAATTTGTGCTTGAACGAAATTATAAGGAACCAAAAGTTTTGCTATTTCTTCTTTAGTATCTGTAGATGCTTTGTCTATAAATCCAACCGAATACGCAGCTTGCTTCTGACTTACCAAGAAATAACCCCAGTCAGCTTCAGGATTCCCCGCTTTCGTAAAGTATTCAAAAGTCGATTTCATTCCCTTTTCGTCAATAGTAATGCTGATTGCTTTTCCTATTTGATTTCTTAAACTGTTATAATCATGTGAACTTAACAGAATAGGATGCGCTAAATAATTTGATATTCTTTTTTGCCAAGCAGATGGAAGTATTACCTCGCTATATCTATCAATATCATAAGTCGTAACATAAATAGTTGCTTGATTGTCTTTTACTTCTACAACTTCCCCATTAAAGGTCTTTCTAATTAATTTATCCATATATTGCCTCCAAATCTTATTATTTCAAAGAAAATATTAACATATATATTCCACCTATAATTACGATGAGAAAAGGGATTAATGAACCAAAGAATAACATTAAATTTTCTTGTCTTTCTTCTCTTTGACTTTTTTTAACTTTAGGTGGCAACGAAGGTATATATCCCATCTATTCCTCCCCATTCCAATAAATTGTACAACGGCAGTTTATTGATTCTTCAGGTGGTAAGTTTGGATCACCTGGCATATCCGCCTCATAACCACCGACATTAAATTTTTCATCAATTCCAATAGTTACTTCGTCTAAAACTGCATGAGTTTCTCTAACCCTTTCATCGCCAGCAGTCAACCATGATTTGGTAGTAATTCCACATTGTTTCATTCCTTCTAACGAAGCCTTATTATTAGCACTTATGACTTCAGTCCTTGCAATAGTCTCAGCTCTATGTTTATAAGTTTCCTCAAATAAACTTCGTATCCTATCTGCTATGTCCGAAATGCCTTCTCCTTCCTTGACCGCCTCCTGTATTGCGTCTCTTGTAACTTTATTTATTTCAAGTGCTGAATTCTCAAGCTTCCAATCTATCCAAGTCTGAATTTTAGGGTCTTGCAAGTTAAACGATATGCCTACTCCATATTCTGATACTGCATCGTCTCCTGCCTGTTGCATAAAGGCTTCCGTAAAAGGTTTCAATAACTTCTTGAGTTTATCATTCCAACTATCAGGCAGTAAGTCATTTATAGAAAACTTAATCACTGACTTCTCTCCTGTTATCTTTTCTAAAACTGATTTCTCTTGATCGTCAAAATATTTATTAACTTCTTTAACGAGTCTTTTTTCCTGCGGTTCTGTCTTCTTAACAAATCTATTCCATATCTTTTCCTTCATTTCAGTCGTTATCTTTTTAGTTTTATAAAATGAGTAAATTTTACCCAATATTTCAGGTATTGAATCAGGATTTGAGACTGAAACTGACTTCCCACTATTTGAGATTTGTGCCAATGGACTATTCAATACTGAACCCCACCATTGATTTCCCCAAGGCAAATCTTCTTCATTATCTCTCTTTCTCAATTCATTTATGTAAGTCTTTCCAATTCTCAAATTAACTTCATCAGCATTTGCTTTCGTAAGTCTATCTTCCTGTAAAGCTTCAACCTGCGACCAGTCAAACTTAAAAATCTGATTCTTGAGATTCATTAAAGGAAGAACAAATCTTGTCATCCTATCTGCAAATTTATTGTTCTTAGGTTGTATAGTAATTTCGTATAATGCCCTCTCTTGGCTCTTTGAATTTGCATAATCAACTGAAGCCGTATCCATAAGAAAGAACTTAGGAACTCCAAAAGCAATACTGACCCCATCTAAAGTAATTTTAGTAATGTCCAATGCCGAAAAATCTGAAGGGCTCAATCCTATTTTCTGATATTTAAGGTCTGGTCCCAAAATCGCAGGTCTTCCTGATTTATTTATTCCACCGTATCGTTCTCTCCATTTCGAATCAATGACATCAATTTGTTCAGGTTTTAAATCTCTATTAGCGTTTAAAAGTCCTGGAGGAATTCCGCCTCCAACTAAAATATTATTTGTCAAAGCTATTGCATTTTCTCCCAAGTTCGCAACATCAATACAAGTCTTAAGTTCTGATATACCAACTATCGAATTATAAGGCGTGAAATTAGGAAAGATAACAATATTTTCCTGAACTAAGGGAAAATTAACCGATACCTGTGAGGTATATGTATAAGTCCCATTATTATTCTTTTCTATCTTTATCCAATTCGAGTCTAAAGGCGTGATGACATTGTTCTCTATATACCAAGGATGATAGCCCCACATCATTTCTTGAGATGTAAGTTTTTCAAGAATCTCGGTAAAAGTAAAATCTGGATTACAATTTATAAGTTTCTGTTCTGCATCTAAATTTCTTTGACTCTTAGAGTCTACGATTTGCCAAGGAACTGATGCAGCTCTCTGAGAAACTGATGTAATAGCTCTGTAAATCCAGTACGACTTTCTTAAAGCATCATCATTTGAATTTATCTTATTATCAGTCGCATTAGGAAACATAACCGACCATATTTCATTTACACTCATACTCTTTCGTATCGTATTAGTTAAAAATCGCTGTATAAAATTCAATCTAACCTCCTAAGCTATAAGGAAAGAATCTCCGCCACACTTCTCAATCACTCCATAATCTCTTGCATCCATTCCGTGGCTCCAAATATGTGTAGTCTTATCAGTCAATTTACCATTTTTATCTTCAATGTACCTAAAGTTTCTCTGCTCTTTAATGCAATTTATAGAGTCTTCAGTCCAATATTGTTTAAATTGTCTTACCTTTTGATGCCTATATTCAACGCTCCCAGGTCCTTTCTCTACGCCTTTAATGTTAAATCCCATTTGTGAAATCTCTTCTATTGATTTAGGCTCTGCTGAATCTGCAAATATTTCATCGTAGTTTTTTTTAACTCCAACTTCTTCGGCTCTTACGCCTATATTTTGATTCGTAAGTCCAACCTCATAAATCAATTCCTGAGAATATAAAGAGTCTTCTGTGATCACATTCTTAACCAAGGCCGTTACATCAGTAGAAAATCCAAAGTCAAGACCATAGAAATAGTCTCCTTGCAGAAGTTCCTTAACTATTTCAAAGTGTGGATATACAAGACCTTCTATCTTTCCTAATTTCCCCAATCCATAAACATTCCACCAGTTAGGGTCCTTATCTTTATTGGATTCAATGTTCTTAATAACTTCCTGTGGTACTACATCCAAAGCATCCTGATATGTACTATGAATATAAACATTTTCAGGCTGATTTATCCAATGTTCATGAGCCCAGAACTCTGAAACAGGATTCCAGTCTGCAAAGGTAAATTTCTTAGTTCTTATGTCAAGACCCCTTGCCGTTTCCCATGGGATATTATTTGCTTCGTTAATGAATAAAATGTCTCTCCTTGGTCCTCTTATCTTATCAGACTCATCGGCACCGAAGAATTCTATTATTCCATTTCCAAAGTTATATATATGTTCAGTCTTGTTATATCTTGAATTATTATCCTGATCTTCACCTAAAATATTAAAAAAGTCTCTTATAGCACCCTTCCTTAAATGTGGTAAGGATTCTGAAACAACTGAAATAAGAAGTTTTGATTTTGCACCCTTAGCTATAAGGATAAGAAGCTGCAGGATACTATAAGTTTTTGAGCTGTAAGTTCCACCCTCATTCAATACTCTTCTCTTTCCTGACAGCCAAGCTTCTGCATTAGCTTCATAAATTTTAGTTGCTCGTATATCCATTAAGTGTTCTCTCCATTCAAAATCTTTTCAGTCATTTCTTTAGTACCTTCAGAATTTACAATTATATTTACGGGCATCTTATTACCATCATCACCTTCACCGATAATTGATTTTTCAAGGTCTTTCAATGACTTTAAGGTATTAGCCACCATAAGAGCATCGCTGGGTCTCGTAATTGGTAATTTTTCCAATATAATTAATATTACTTTTGCCTCTTTGAATAAATCAGTATCAAATGGGGCTATTTCATTTGAAATTTCTTCTATTACCTTTTGTTGACTCTTTATTG